AGGTGCGCGAGAAAAGTTGTCCTTATACGTCCAATCTGTTGCGAGTACGGCTGTAGCTGCTGCTCCAGTTCCGCCTCCGCCACTGAATGTAATAGCTGGTGCGCTAGTATATCCGTTACCAGGGTTCGTAATGGTAATGCTTGCTACTGCTGTACCTGATAGTACAACGGTACCTGTTGCGGTAACCCCCGATCCTGGTGCTGCAAAAGCAACTGTTGGAGTAGAGCTATAACTAGCTCCACCTGCACTAACTGTAGCTGATGCTACTGAATTAGTGTCAAAGTTGCTTGAATCAGCAAATGAAACCTTAAGCGTATTGCCTATGGCTCCTGGATGTCTTGCTGCCCACATGCCGTTACTACCTTCTCCTGACGAAAAGTTGTTATCATAATGTTCTTCGTTCTTAATTAAGACACCTGCTGTTGAACCTGCGTTCTTAGCAGTTGAATCATCACATGAACGAATTACTTTAAGATTACTACCATACGCCAAAAAGCTGGCCGCTGTAAACCATGATTCATATACTGTTGAATCAGGGTTGAAAAAGCGATCGACTAAAACGTTCTCAGACTCTATTGTTGTGATCTCGTCGACAGGTCCCCATTGTGCGTCAATTACAACAGCGCCTATTGTGGAAGCTACTGCTGGAACTACACTTGTTAGATCCCTCTCTGTTACAAGAACACCTGGTGATAGCTGAAATGCCATGTTTTTCTCCTCGGTTTATTTTATCTTATGAATGACACAAGTTTAATTATTATCATCGCAACTATTTATAAATCGTAATTTTTAGAACCATTTTCTATATGTACAGCTCTTTTTATTTGTGTGTACGCCTTATTCCTTTGTCAGTCTTTACTCCATCTAGACTGCGAGCATACTGCTCAGATATTTTTCTCATTTTTTTCTGTACATTCTTATGGAAATCATCTTCTGTTAACCATAAATCTCCATTGATTACTTCAAACTCTGGCTCTTGGCCATCGTCTCTTAAATAAGGAGTTAGGTTGTGTTCTATTTCTCCCATTTGTTGCTTGTATAATCCCTCTCTTGTATTAACATCTGTCATGTCTTTAAAGAAATTCTGTGTTGTTAACCATCCAAACAGTACGCAACACATAACTAAATCATCATGATAGCCTACGTCTGCCTGATATGTATTACCCTTTTCTATAAATGTAGATATTTCATGTATGATATGTTCATCAAATATCAACATTTTTTGTTCTTCAAGTAAGGATTTAAAGGCAAAACACCCTTGTCTTTTTACTTGCTTTGATGTTGTAACACCAAACTTGGTTGATTTTCCAAACCCTGGACTTACATATTGTCTATTTTGTTCTGTAACTGTGCTGCAAATGTTTTCGTATTCTATTTCTTGATGTAAGATCTCTACTACTTGCTGTCCTATATCATTAACTTCTACTAATACAAACGCGTCATTATAATCTTTTCCTACCTTTCCAATAACATCTGGAAATAACATAGGTGAGATTTTATTATCTTTATACTTTGCTACTATGTTATAAGGCATTTCTGTAATGTCTGCAACAACAAAGGCGGAGTAGTCTCCACCAATTCCCCTGGCTGTATCGACTGTAATAGCGTAGTAATGATCCTCTTCTGGCTCTTCGTATATGTCTAAATTATTGTTTTGGAATATAGGATCTTTTGTACTCATAGCTCCTATAGTTTGTGAGTTAATTAAAGTATTGGTTGAACCTAAGAACTCACATAAGACCTCTTGGTTGAACTTAACGTCACCAAGTAATTGTCTTTGTTCTCCTAACCACTTCTCATCACGTCCTGGTATCTCATAGTAAGGAATAAACATGTTTTCAAATCCGTTCTCTCCTTTTTCAGATTCATTCCAGAACTTCCAGAAGTGATTATACCCTAACGGAGTAGAGGTTAATAGTATTTTAGTTGTCTCTCCCGCTGAAATCGTTGGATAAACAGAAGTAAAAAACTCGTCCGCGATGTTGTTAGGTATGATTGCTGCCTCATCTATGTAAAGCCAATTAACAGACTTACCCCGTATCGCTGCTGCTGTTGTTGCTGCTGTTACTACCTTACTATTATTTTCTAATTCTACGTCACCCTTGTTCCATGTCCTAACACCTTGTTGCATCCAAATAGGTAAGTTCTCATACATTATTTGATATCTGTTTAACACTTCCCTTGCAGCGGCACTTTTATTAGCCATAATAGCTACTGTTTTATCCTCTTCGAAGATAGTATAATGTAAAATACACGCTGAAGCTACCACAGTTTTCCCTTGTTGTCGTCCTTCCATTATCACAACACGTCTATTCTTCATTATAACATCTACTTTTTCTTTTTGGCAATCATATAATTTAAAATTTTGTAACCCTTTATCCAATGTAATAATTTTTACATAAGTTTCTATAAAATAAATTGGATCAGCTTTACATTTGACATACTCAGCGATTTCATCTTTAGTAAAGTCATGCTGATACGCTAACGGTTTAAGGTTAGGATTGCCGTGGTAACTATTTCCTTCCGCTTGTGTCATCTTTCTCTACGTCTATTACTTTAGGGTCTTGTTCTTTTTTTAATGCTTGTAATAAGTCTTTTGTACTACCTACAAATAAATTGTTTGTTGTTTTAACTGCTCCTCTCGCAGCAGGATCGGGTGCTGTTACACGTTTCTGTCTTTCCTGTACATCAATCATATCTTTAGCAGTGTCTTGTAGGTTTTTAATTAGTCCGCCTGCTACTTCATATGCACGTGGTTGGTCACTGTTTCTAGCAATATGTAATATGCCTTGTATGGCTTCATCGTTGTATGCCTCTGCCTGTTTTAGTATTGATCTAGCATACTGGAAGTCTTCCTCTTGTTGTTTAGTGAGGAGCGCATCTCTGTCTTCATCTGACATCGGTATAATAGGAAGCTGTTTGTTCCTCTCCTCTTCTCTTTCTTTTAGGTTTCTTTCTAGTGCCTTGGTAACTTCTTTAGTATTAAATTTTTTATCTAAATCTTTAAAAGTATTTTTATTCGAAGTTGTCATCAAATTCCTCCACAAATGAATATGCGTCAATTGGACTTGCGTCTGCTGGATCAACATAAGCTGTTATGTTACTCCTTAAGTTTGACAAGTCTAATGACAATGTTGGGTCGTTATATATATCTGCAATAACTTTCTTAATTACTCCAACATTCTCTACGTTGCTGTAAAAATTAAGTCTCATTGTAAAGTTTAAAGTCCATACAACACTTAACCTATTAGCAAAGTCTCCTTCATATTCGTCTTCATAATTAACACTATCTAATGTGATTTTTATATCACGCTTTATATTTAGTTCTGGTAAATCGTTTATTGTAACATTAAAGTCTGGATTAAAATATGGTAGAACTTGTTCCACAATTTGTAATCCATCATCTTGGTTCTTCGCAAATATATATAAGGCCAAGTTCATATTAAATGGCGCAGAGTTAAATGCTACTCTAACTGTGCTTGCTAAATCACCAACTCCTATCGCTTTGTTCTTTTGTATTACCGTTGTCTTTCGACTAGGATCATAGTTAAGACCTTGTATTTCAAAACCTATACGTGGCAATGTAATAGCTACTTCACCTCTTGTATCTGTACCAGTAACTCTAGCAATCCTTGTCATAAATTTTTGCTTAGTAGAGTATGATAATGGTACCCTGAGAGTTTGTGCTACTGCACCGGCACTATTTTTACGTTCAACGTTTATGTTATTGAATATTGTTCCGAAAGCAATTATACCTTTTCGTATATGCTGATGATAAAATGTTTGATCTTTAAACACCTATTTCTCCAAATGGATTCTTCTCACTAAAGTCTAATATACCTTCTAAGAATTGTATGTTATCAAAGTCTAAGTTATCTATTGGCTCATGTTTAGATGTTTGGAAGTTTTCATTAATTATTGTTCCTGTATCTTCTTTAAGCCATAAGCCACCATCTTCTAATTGTAATTGATACTCCAACATATCCTGTGAGTATGTTGTTTCAATAGTAT